TATAGTAATGAAGCACAATTAGAACATTTAGCACCAGTTTGGATATTAGAGTTTGAAAAGTATAGCAATTCACCTGAAAGGGATCATTGGGTTGCTTATCAGGTTATTCATAATGGAATTTTACACTCCGAGCTACAAAGTAATCATAGCGGGAACTAGATCGTTCACTGACTATGAATTTGTGAAAAAGGAGATTGCTCGAATCGTTAGTGAGAAGGCCACTACAACTGATTCCCAAGGCAATATAATAACAAGTACATTTAATATAACATCCATATTATCTGGTGGTGCCCAAGGAGCAGATAAACTTGGTGAGCGTTATGCTAAAGATAATAAAATTCCTTGTGTAGTATATTCAGCTAAATGGGATAAGTTTGGTAAATCAGCAGGGCCTATACGCAATATAGAAATGGCCAACCATGCGGATGCTCTAATAGCTTTCTGGGACGGGCAAAGTAAAGGCACACAACATATGATTGATGCTATGCTTGAAAGGCAAAAAGAAGTTCATGTTATACAAGTAACTATACCAGAAGATCCAAGAAAGAGAAAGACATTGGAGAAGTATTTAAAATGAGTAAGATATTTGTATTTGGTTCTAATTTAGCTGGCAGACATGGTGCTGGAGCAGCTAAGGCAGCCCTAGAACATCATGGCGCCATATATGGTAAAGGTGTAGGGCACTATGGTAATTCATATGCTTTACCTACTAAAGATGAGAATCTGAAGACATTATCCTTAGAAGATATACAGGGACATGTAACTATGTTCCTAATTTACGCTACTGATAATCCTGAACTGGAATTTTATGTAACTAAAATTGGTTGTGGTCTTGCTGGTTATAAACCTATAGATGTTGCTATGTTCTTTAAAGATGCTCCAAAAAATTGTGAATTACCAAAAGAATTTGTTGATATTATAAACAGATATAAAGCCTTAGATGAGTTAACACAATTAAGTCAAGAAATGGGTTTATATGACGATGATTGGGAATGGATGAAACATCATAATGAAGATTGAAGAAATTGAAGACCTTTGGTCTATAGATTGTAAAATGGACCGCACAGCTATCGACAATGAATCATTGCGTATACCAGAACTGCATAACAAATATTATAAGATTTTTATAAGAGAAAAGATAACACTAAGTAAAAAGGAATCTGACTTAGGCATACTTCTAAAAGAGAAATGGGAATTATATACTGGTAAATTAGACCAAACAACTCTCCAAGAAAAAGGATGGGAACAATTCGATCTTAAAATATTGAGAACTGATATTGACAAGTATATTGATTCAGATCCAGAAGTTATAAACAAAAGACTGGATTGTGGACTACAGAGAGAGAAGGTTAAGTTCCTTGAAGAGATTATAAAAGTCATCAACAATAGGTCATTCCAAATAAAGAACTTCATTGATTACTTAAGATGGTCACAAGGATCAGACTAAAATGATACACCTAAATAGGTATAATGTACCAAGAAGTAATCAAAGTCAGAAAGGAAAATGAAGTATTCGCTGTAGTACTTGCAGATTCTTCCATTCTTAAAGAGATATCTGAATATTTTAAATTCAGGGTTCCCGGTTACACATTCATGCCCAAATATAAAATGCGTCTATGGGATGGATACATTCGCTTATTCAATCTATTAACATGCCAACTATATGTGGGACTTGTTCCATACTTAGAAAACTTTGCAAAAGAACGAGAATATCTTTTAGAGATTGATGAAGAATTATTAGATTGCGAGAACAAAAACTTTTCATCAGAACAACTTATTAAAAGTCTCAAACTTCCTTTAGAGCCTAGAGATTATCAAATAAGTGCTATAGAACATGGTATTAAAAAAGGTAGAGGTTTACTTCTAAGTCCAACTGGATCTGGTAAGTCATTAATCATCTATCTATTAGCAAGACACTTTGAAGATAAGAAAGTGTTGGTTATTGTTCCTACCATATCACTAGTATCACAGATGATATCAGACTTTGAATCATATGGTTTTAATTCAAATAAAAATTGTCATGGCATCTTTCAGGGGCAATCAAAAGACACTAACAAAAGAATAGTAGTATCAACATGGCAATCAATTTATAAGCAACCAAAAACTTGGTTCAAGCAGTTTGATGTTGTGATTGGAGATGAAGCACACTTATATAAAGCTGATTCAATCAAAGACATAATGCATAAGTTAGAACAATGTAAGTATAGATTTGGTACTACTGGTACACTTGATGGAACACAAACTAATAAACTTGTATTAGAAGGACTTTTTGGTCCTGTATTCTCTGTTACAACTACAAAGAAGTTAATGGAGAATGAGCATCTAGCACAGCTTAAGATTGATTGTATTCTATTAAAATACGATGAAGAAGAATGTAAAGCTATAAAGAAACTCTCATATCAAGATGAGATTAAGTTCATTCTGCAGCACAGCAAAAGGAATTCATTCATAACAAATCTTGCGGTAAGTATGAATCAGAATACTATGGTACTGTTTCAGTATGTTGAAAAGCATGGTAAGATATTATATGAAATGATTAAAAGAAAAGCTAGCCCCAATAGAAAAATATTATATGTATCAGGAGAAACAGATGCACAAGTTAGAGAAGAAATACGGAAGATTACTGAAAGTGAAAGGAACGCAATCATTATCGCCTCAGTTGGAGTTTTTAGTACAGGAATCAACATTCGCAATCTTGATAACATTATATTTGTCTCTCCTTGTAAGTCTCGTATTCGTACACTTCAATCCATAGGGCGTGTATTGAGAGTGGGAGATTATTCCAACACAGCAACTTTATATGATATTGTAGATGATTTCTCACACAAAACACACAGAAACTTTGCTCTAAAGCATTTTATTGAAAGAGCAAAAATATATGATTATGAGAAGTTTGATTACAAAATACACAAACTTGATATGGCCAGGAAGAAACTATAAATAATTATGATATAGTCTGAACAGATTAAGGGAAGATTAGATGTCAAACGGATTAAAACTTTTCCGCCTACGTAATGGTGATGACATTATCGGTTTCTTGGAAGAATATTCTGACAAACAGATTGAGCAGTTAGAGGATAACACTGAAGAACAGAAACAGATAGAAGCGGAATATCAATATGACCACTTAGTATTCATACGAGATCCGATGCGTATGGTATGGGCATACGATACTAAAACACAAGGACATCAGCTATACATGACAAAGTGGATGCCATTCAGTGCGGATAGTTTGTTCTTTATTCCAAAAACAGAAATCATCACCATATCAGATCCTCTACCAGAAGTTGAGCAGCATTATGCTGAACTTGTAGATGAGCCACAAAATATAAGACGAGAAGGCCAACCACAATTAACTCCAGAAGAGATGCGCCGCAAAGACGCATTAGAGTTTCTGGATTCTTGGCTTGTCGATAAAGACAAGGACAAGCAACACTAATCCAATAATTAAAAATATTTTAATTGGATCAACTTTTTTATTGTTTTCTTCTTGACAAGTGTGATATATAAAGGTAGTCCTAATTCTACCTAAAGTCCATATCCAACAGTAACCAAACGCCCGAACGATAGTGAGGGCGTTTGATACATTAGAAACAAGTCCATTTAATGAATAAGTGTCTTCTTATTAATCCCTTGATCTAATTGGGAATTAATGTTATATTATTTGATATGGCCAGACAGAATAAGGACTCAGAAGATTACGTAGATAATAAAGAATTCTTCAAAGCAATGAAGGAACACCGAAGACTTATTCTGAAAGCCAAGAGAGATAAAACAGAACCGCCAGTTGTAAGTGATTACATTGGAGACTGTATTATGCGTATAGCACAAAGATTATCCAATAAAGTCAATTTCATCAATTATCCTTTCAAAGAAGAAATGATATCTGATGGAATAGAAAATTGTTTGATGTATCTTAATAACTTTAATCCCAATAAATCAAAAAATCCATTCGCATATTTTACACAGATAATTTACTTCGCATTTGTTAGAAGGATTCAGAAAGAGAAAAAGCATCTATATACAAAGTACAAGGCCATAGAAAATGCTATGACATCTGATTTCTATGAAAATGTTGGAGAAGATGGCCAAGTTGGCGCTCCAAGTAAATACGGATCCGAATATTCAGATCAATATATGCGTGAGTTTATAGAAAATTTTGAGACACATAAGAATAAAAAGAAAGCTAAGTCCAAAAAGAAGAAAGCTGTATCATTAGATAAGTTTTTTGAGGAGAAAAGTACCAATGAGTAACGAAGACGAATTAGATAAGATGAACAAACTTTCTAAAGTTATCGTCAAAATGTATAAAAAGCCTATGAGATACATTGATGATCTTGAACGCTGGATTGCTTATCGAACATATGATAAGTATAATGTTATTAAGATTCCAACATTAACTCCTCATTACTATGATAAGGACCATATCTTCCTTCATGGGTGTTTCGCATTGCTGACAGATTATGTTGAGGTTGAATTGGGATGCCGTTCAAAGAGTAATCGCAATTATGAAAAAGAAGTAGAACAGGAAGAAGCCCTTAGAGAAAAGGGCCACAAAATACTAGCATCTATTCTTGAATACTGGCACGACACTCGGTTTCTTCCAAGATTTATAAGTAATTTATTTGATAGACGAGAATGTTCCCGGGAGACTGGTTTAGAATATATTGAAGAAGCAATGAAACTTGAACCACAGTTTCCAGATGATCCTAGAGATGTAGAATGGACACAAAAACACATTGATACATATCGTGAGATTAAAGAATTATATCTT